ACTAGAAAATATATTTCGGTTTTAAGTTCGTGTACTCTGATGTCTCCTACAATTTACTACTCTTGCTTGTTGTGACACAGGAGGAACAAAAATTGTCAAAACTCTAAAAATTTAAATGTGTTTGGCAAAAAATTTAACCTTTCGGCTATTATAATAATCCTAAATGATAAGATAAAAATACAATTGTTGTTCCTTCTATTTTGATCCGCCTTAAATCTACGTGAGCAGTTCGACTTCTAATTCTTGCTCCTGCAGGTGTTTAATTAAGATACCCATCTCTTCGTAGCTTCGATTCCATGAAATACCGTGTTTGGCAAAATCGATGTTAACTTGCTTGCGAATTATCTCGTAGAATTCTTTTCCGTGCCAGTAAGTGAAACGCATGCCATTCAAAACGTTTATTCGCATTTGTTCGGTTGATGTTAACTTAGTAGTTGTCCGAACCCATGCGAACAATCGATAAATAACTTTATCCATTACTTTCGCCGTGATTTTTCCGTCTTCAAGCACAAAATTGTGCTTTAAGAATTCTATTTCCGTGATGTCTCTTGCTTTTATTTTAGGTGATTTGTCAGGGGCGGTGATATTGTATCCTAATTCATTGTATCCGTTCTGAATTTCGTCTACTGACAAAATCTGCCTAATTTCTGGACTAAGGGAGACACATATGTCATCGGCTGCCGCTATAGAACGTACATTTTTATTAATGTACTCTATGTTGGCCAGGTGCTTTAACTTTTTCCTAATAAGAATACGTCTGATTATCAAATAAATGATTCCCAGATGTGCTCCTGTATTATCAGGTAAAGTTCCTGGCCAACCGCTAAGCAATCCAGACATACGTGTCCGTACGGTGTCTTCGTAGATAACATTACTAAATATTGAATCATCTAGTAATGTTAATACCATTAGCTCCAGGTTGTTTGGAAGTTCAAGTCCACGTGACAAATATGCTTCTTCTATAACTTCTAGTTTTGCTATTAAAACTATTCGTCCTATTTGTCGTGTGAACTTCTCTTCCCAAGCTTCTACATCATAATCCAAGATGTAATCTGTGTAGCGTAGATGTTGCGCTACCAAATCCGCATGTCTTTCCATGTCTAATCCCATGGTAAATGATGTTGCTTGTCCTTTGTTATATGCACTTTTCATTCCTGTATGCATATCTTTAAATACTTTATCGTAAACAATTTGATCGATAAAGTTTCCCATTCCTACCGTTCTTGTTTTGGGTGTTTCGTAGATTTTCTTCCTTCCTACAAGTTCATGTTTTCGGAATTCTATCTTAAAATCCGTGCTCGTGATTCCATTGCTAAATAGCATTTCCTTTTCCGTGACGGCATCGTAAACCTCTTGTTTTACAATATATCGTTGTTGTTCCTCAGACCATCTAATGAAAGGTTGTTTTCCAACCACTCCTGGGCGCATTTTGTATGGTAGGCCTGCGCTTGAGTGGATATCAATTGGTCTACTACCTGGTTTCCGTACTCCGTTTATTGCTTGGTCTGTTGTATACAACATACATGTCTTCCAATTCCTTCCTGCCTTAATCTGGCACTTTATGTAATCCATCATTGATCTCTCCTCTTCAATGGTGATATATGGTATTTTATCTCCATTGTCTTTATTCAATGATACCTGCATAAAGTGTCTTTTTGTTTTATCAATTCGGGGATCTGATGAACTTTGTATTGCTGGCTCGTCCTCAATTTTTTCCGTGAAACAACCTGTCTTTATAAAGCCTGCTGTTTTCGACACACTTTGGTTGGGATATGGTGATTCCATTAAAACGTTATCATACTTCATAACCGGGACCAATTCATGTTCCATAATATATTCTCCGTTAAAAGGATGTGTTACAATTCGCTCTTTTCTATCTATTTTTGATAGAGCTGCTTTGATCTCCTCTTGTGTAACTACTCCTATAACAGCTACATCCGGTGTTAATTGTGATGTTCCATTATGAATGCCTAATATTTTCCTATCAATACAAGTGTTATTATGTATTATAGGACATCCTGAGTCTCCTGCTCCTGGTTTCACTTTCAAATCTGTTGTTGTTAGATTGTAAGTCCTTTTGTGTTGTGTTGATGTTGAAATGTCGATGTTCATCCATTCCGTTGTGTGTCTGTGTTCTTTCCCGTCTTTGTTGCAATCTCTATTACAGACTAATAAGGCTTTTGCTCGTACATTTCCAAACTCAGCATCTGCATACTTGAGGTCTGATTCCGTAATAAAATGTTTCAGTGATGATCTTAACATTCTAGTGTCTTTGAGTACTACGATTGATGCATCACAGTCTGGTATGTGCACAATCTGTCCTACATTGACTTGTCGCCATGCTGCTACAGGATCTACTTGTATTTTGGCAACATCGCTCACTTTTACCATTGTAGCATCTTGCAAATACTTTGCCGTGTGCCTATTGACTAAATAGGCATACCCTTCTAGTGCAATTCCAATTCCGTTACATAGTTGTGTCTTTGTTAAGATTGATAATTTAATCATAGACTTATAGACATGCATATCATCGTGCAATTCCGTGACTTCAGCATTGTTGCAATAGGCCTCAGCAGCTTGTTTCCGATTTGTCCTACTTTGTTTTGAATAGGAGACATTATTATCATATGTTTGGCGTGGAGACAATAACTTACCTAGACCTGTCAACATTCCAAACATTACAAATAATGAGACTGTTAAGATTGCACCTTGAACGATAGACTGCGAAATTATGTTATATAATTTGTCATATATAACTTTTAATGCAAAAAAGACTCGTTTTCTGATGTCTGCCATCTTCACTCTCATTTTGTCCAACAGGTGCCATTTCTTGTCGTCAACATTTGCTTTAGATCTGCCAATTCTGATTTTAGCTTTAGCTTCACCTTTCGTATATGTGGAGATATTTACTAAGTGATATAAGACATAGGGGTAGTTGGTCTCGTCAACATTACCACTATAGACTGCTCGATCTTTTCCGTCCAATTCCGTTACAAATACTTTCTCCCAATCAATATCTCCTTCCATCATTATGACTTCTCTGTTTGTTGGGTATAGTTTGTGGAACGTGTGTTGTTTTCCGTCAATTACTTTGCTAGACAACCTCAATTCATAGTTCGTCTTGATCTCATTGAAGTCTAACATATGGTTTGGAGTATACTTTTCGATATCATCCATTGTTTGTTTTTCTGCTTCAATTTGGTCTATGTCTGCTTCCAAAGCTCTTGCTGTGATTTCCGCTGTTGTAACAATCCTTTTCATGTATTTGCTAGTTGGTGTTATTTTTCCTGTTTTCTCTATTTGGTCATTGGTTTTATTTATAGCTTCTAATAAACTTTGAGCTAATGTACCAAATGAGTCATCAGATATAGACTGTTCAATTTCCTTATCCGTCATTGAAACTTGTTTTGCGACCAACTCATCAACCTTGTTTTGTTGATCAGCTGGTATTTCACAGTATTTCCTTAGGTCTCCAAAATCCGTTTCCAGTTGTTTAGTCTTAATTTGTTCTCGCATGCTGTTATATAAATAAATCATATTTGAAAGGTGTCTTAATTTCAAATATGAATTCCGTGGGGCCTTTACCCTGTTTCTATTTTCCTCAACTGAATAATGTTTCTTATATAGAACTTCAATAAGAAACAAGAAATCCTCAACTTCCATTGTTGTTGTGGAAAAATGTTGTACGTCTGGATGTAATGTATTTGGACGTACCGGATCCATCCATTTTACTAAAAGATGTTTTGATTTTGTCATAACATCCCCAATAATTTTGGATTTATCCAATCCTCCATCTGGAGTTTTGAATTCCTCTTTAAGAACTAATTCAAAAAGGTGTCTTCTTCTCCATAAAGCTTCAATACTAATAACACTTTGAATTCTCAAAAATGGGTTATTGGTATTTGAAACTTGGGCAAAGGCATTTATAACTCTTCCTTTTTCGGCAAGATTAGCTTGATTGCTAATCATGGGAGAACCTGATGCAATTGTTAGAGCTTGTGTAACTGCATCCGCATCGTATGAATCTGAGACATTTGCTTCATCTACATACAATATACCTTGTCCTTTATAGCCATCCATGAATTTAAGCGCATCATTTGTCGGGTAGAACGTAAAATCGCTTTTCCGTGGTTCATAAGCAATTCCTGCTTCCGTCATCGATTCTTGAACACAATCTTCATGTGATTTGTGAATTCTTCTCATGATCTCATGTGACAAATCCGTTTTTCCAAAACCTGGTTTTGAGCATAGTTGGACGTGGAATAATTCATGTTTTGGTAACAAAATTTGTATTGCCGTTTCAACCATTGTATACATATTAGACATTGTTTTGAATCTTGTTATGAACAATATTCTCATTTGTGTATCTTGTAGGCGTGGTAGATGTTGGTTCAACTCCGTCATTTCCATAAACAATTGCATAAATTTAAAACAATATGAAATGTCGTGCATAAACACATTGTCTGAAATTCCTTCCATGAAAATTGAACTAGATAAGAACTTTTCAAATCTCTTGACTAGTGCAATCTCGGTTTGATGACCTTTAAATACAATTGCCTTTGCGTGATCTAACACAGTTGTTAATACCTTCAATATACTGGTGTAAATTTTGGGCATTTGTGTTATGGCCATTCCCATAATTGTGATGTTTTTCAATGTATCAGTTACCGAGTTCTTTGCTGGTTTTGACATTGCTTTTAGTCCTAATGCGACTAAAACTCCCGTTGTTAACAATGATAGAATTGCTGGTGTTCCACTTTTTAGTGCTTCCATAATTTGATCAAAGAAATCAACTTCATCCTCCAACTTCATATCCTTGCCTGGTTTCGTGACTTTTACATGCTCATCTTTAGCTTTCTTGGTAGTGGCATCTGCATATGCTAAGAATTCTGCTGAGACGTTTTCATCATATCCTAAAATAGACTTTCCGATTTTAATAGTTTTGTCATACAAATATGCCAAAACTTTCCAAACGACATCAAGAATTCCAAATTGAGCTAGAATATCCAGCACAATTACCGTTTTTACTATTTTGCAGTCAGTTTGATTCCACAGTAAATAGTATAAGAATAATTCATAGGCATTTACATTGGTTTTTGCTTCAATGCCAACTAAGGAACAAATTTTTTCTAAAACATCATTAAAAATATAAGACGCAATCATCTTTGTTGTTTGGAAAGATGATTCAAATGATGAAAAATCTGCGTCTTTAAGCCCTAATGCTGTTTGTTTCATCCCGGTAGTGTCTAATCGTGTTGTAAAGGCATTTAATGCCTTTTTTGCTCCTACGAAGAAATCTTCTCCTTCTGTAAAGAATTTCTTCATGCCAATGTCTTCTGCTATTGAAGAGCTTGCACCCTTCATTTTTCCGTACAATTTATTGAGTTGTCTCATTACAAAACCACTCTCTTCCGCTGGTGCTTGTATGGTACTGCCTAAAACGGTTTTATCCTGCTCATTTGTATTTGGGACATATGGTGTTGGTTCCATTTCACTACGAACACTCTCTTGCTTAGCTGCAATCAACAATTTAATCAAGTTTTTAAGACCTTCTATGTGTGCAAAAGTATTTGTTGTTGGCATGTCTAGGAAATAACTAATAGACCTGCTATACCTTTCTTTTAATTTCAGATGATATGCTATATCATCAAAATCTGCCAAGACATTTTTCAATAGATTTGGCGCACGCAATAAGGTATTTAAAACTGATGTTTTTGTTGAATATTTGTCTTTTAGTAATTGTAAATTCTTCTGCAATCCAATGTGAGCATCATTTACAATAGACTTGACTGATAAGACTTCCGTTAGGTGCATATACAGACTATCAGATAAAACTTCAAGACATTTTTTGTCGCCTGTATTTTTGTCTGCTAGATTTTTTCCTAAGTCACTTCTGAAGCTGTCAATTTTCACCTTGATTGTCTTAGTGTATTCATAGCCTTTCTTAATTGAATTTGTTAATTCTGCAGTTTCTTCGAGTGCTTCCGTAATTATTCTCAATACCTTATGTTCTTCGGTCTCAAGAGTTGTTATGTTTGATATGTTAATCTTTTCTTTGTGATTAACATGGAACATTCTTTTATCTCCATTTAAGAGAATTCCTTCCTCTTTTTCAATGAATTCTGCATCTTCTCTATTTCCAATTTGCCTTACTTTCTTGGGTTTAAAGAATTCACACAATGTTTCCTTTGAGAAATATGTATATTCTACCAACTTGTTGATGTTATAAATTGGTATTAGGAGTTTCATTTTAATGATCTCTTCTACAATTTCTTTTGGGGTTATTGCTGTAATTTCTAATTGCCGTAACATGTCTATCATAGTATACATGTAATTTGCCATTTGATCTTCATAATGATTAAATTCTGGTGCTGTCATCATTACTTTCAATGTTGCGATTACACTTGCCGTTTCTAGTATATCTTTTAAAACCATTCCTTGATTATGTACACTATTGGTTATTTCCCTAATCAATTTTTCCGTCACCTCATTATAATTATAATTTACTTTATTAAATCTTATAACTACATTTTCAATGTCCGTAAATCTAAAAATGCCTGATTCTTTTAATTCACCGGCATTTTCTAAGGCTGATAAAAACTCATCGAAGTTGTTTAAAATAATTTTCGGGATTTTTGTTTCATTTAGCCTGAAAGCAACTCTTTTGTAGATGTTATAATCTCGGTGTTGTGACCATATTGTGCTTGTTGCGACACCAGTTGATAATGCTCGCATATTTTTCTCAAACCTAATAAATGAGCCTTGAGATTGTAAAGTTTCATTTCCCTTCAATTGCATAAGCGTCTGATAAGTCGTTTTTGGAATTGAAAAGTCATTTTGTCCTTTACTATACTTCATACACAATAAAACATTTAATATTTCCTTGTAGACGTTGCCTTTATTTCCTTTTACTAAAAATTCATAAGCATCCTTTGCTTGTTTATGTGGAGGCCTAAATTTCCATGAGGCATACCCTGGGAAGGGGTCATGAACCTCAATGTAGCCATTACTCGTTTCATATGAATAAACTTTTGTAATCATTTTCCATTTGATTGGCTGCATTTCGTTTATTGGTTTCCGTTGTACTTCATTTGTGTTTTTGACTGTCTGGTAGTCACACCCTTCAACTTTAGGCATGTCGGCTCCTTTTTCGGTTTCTCTCTTTAGAATAACCTGTTCCGTATCATTTCCGTTTTGAGTTTTAGCTTGGTGTTTTTCGTATGGGTTTAAAATTACCGTTGGGTTAAATGTAATTTCCTGATTCACATCTGTCATCTTTGCAAATAATTGATATAGATTGGCCGTTGTCAAAAAGCGTTTTTCATTTATACCGTGTGTGGAGGAATACTCCTCGTTGTCAATTTCCGTGGGGGTATTTGGTGGATTTTGGTTATGTATTTCCATCTCAAATAAGGTTTTTTGTCCATTTCCGTTTTGCTTAAGTTCATTACCGTCATTATCGAATTTTTCCGTGGGTTTATTTGAAGATTTTAGATTATG